TCCGTTGAGGGAGAAGTTGGATTCACTTGCTTGCTGGGAGAAACTACTAGATTCAGTAAGACCACTGAAAGAACACTTATTGACAACATAAAAAGCGACAGCCCTCCAAATACTTTCATTGTAAGGGGGGAAAGACCCTGTAAGATTGGGATTTGAAAGGTATTCTTTCGCGTCAAGAAATAACTTTTTAGCACTACTGGGATCTGGATGCCTGTATTTAAGTTCTGTAAGAATGTCTTGTAAGCGTTTGCCATCGTGTTGTAGTTCCTTCCAAAAGTTATATAGTGGTTCATACAGGTCATTGACCCAGATGTCCAGGTGGCGATACCGCTTGGAGACCTCCAGGGCAACGCTACCACCCCCTAGGAAGGGTTCCCGGTACTCCTTATACCCCTTTAGGTCTGGGACGTACTGGAGGAGTTTTGAGAGTGCTCTGGACTTGCCGCCTGGGTAGCGAAGCGGGGTCTTCAGAGATTTGATAGTCTGGGGCATTGTACTTCAGGTATTCACGAAAGATATGTTTCATCTCCCTCTCTGTCATACCACAGTGAGCGGCAGCATTAGGGAGGTTCATTGTAGCATGAAAGAGAGCTTCGTTTGCTTCTTTCACATTTTCAGGTGTCGTCTTCTTCATCTTGTACCATATCAAATTCTTCGATGCAATCAGCAGATACTTCATGCTCACCAGCAACAAGATACCAGTGATGTCCTGCTCGTTCTCCCAGATATTTCATCTGGTCTTCTTCAAAATAATTCTCACGCAATGCTGCTTGAATTTTTAGATGAATAAGTTCTTCTTTAGTTGGTACAATCATTTTTGTTTCACCTTACATTTAAACATAATTTCAGTAAAGAATGCGAGCATATGGATTTCCAGGTTCGCACAATCTTTTGTAGAACGTTGATAATCCTCACAGATTAACACAAGGTTTCCCATATCCATGGGACCATAATATGTATCCGCTGAGCGATACACTTTATTTACTAGAGTATCAAAATCATTATTCAGATTATTGACAACCCACTCTCGCACGTTGGTGTAATCTTTCTTGGCAATGTATCCAAACAATGCCTCAATACTAATCTCTGGTGCATGTGCTAAAGCATCAACTCCAATCTTACCATTGGTAGAAAGAGATTGAACTTCATTCAGAAGACGCCGCCAGTCTGGATAGTATCGCTTCAGAAGTTTAGCAATGATAGCAACATCATACTCAATCTGTTCGTGAGTGAGAATAGTATCGAGACGTGTGAGGAATTGCTTCTGAATAGAAAGTGCTTGATCTTTAGGAACAACAAACTCAACTACAGAGCAACGTGAATGGAGTGGTTCCAGAATCTTGTTTGCAAAGTTGCAAGTAAAGATGAACCTACAGTTACCATGAAACTCTTCGATAGCATTACGCAAGCAGAGTTGTACGTCCTGTGTAGTGTTGTCCGCCTCATCAATGATTACAACCTTGTGCTTGGCACTTGCTGTGAGAGATACGGATGTAGCAAACTTCCTAACCTTGTTACGGATAGTGTCAAGAAAACGCCCCTCATCACTGCCATTGATGACAATGTAAGAAGCGCCAAGTTCTTCACACAATGCTTTTGCAATTGTGGTCTTACCTACACCTGCTCTACCAGACAGAAGTAGATTGGGAATTTCACCCTGATTGACATAACCTTGGAAGATATCTTTGATACTATCAGGGAGAATACAATCCTCAATAATATTCGGGCGATACTTCTCAACCCACAGAAACTCGTCCTTCATCCTTTCTCCTAGTTTTAACATAATGTAGTTCATCCCAGTTTTCTTTGTAGCATAGTATGCAACAATGTTCCTTCTTATGGAACCCAACTAGGTTGTCAACTTTATCCCTGACGGAAATCTCAATCGTAATGTAATCATCGCATTTAAAATAAACCCAACCTTTTAGGTCTTTCCAGATCACATAATCATCAACTTGGGGATTGTAACTCATCTACTTTCCTCAATTCAAAAGAACCATCTCCTTTGTCAATCCATTCTAACTCATCACCCTCCTTCCAGTCAAGTACTTTGAGTGCTTCTTCAGGAAGTATAAGCATTCCATCTTCATCTACAGTAAGTTTCCATTTCATGCCAGTGGCCTCACAAATTCATTTGAAACTATATCTTTAGCATCCATCATATCATACATGTATGTTACACCAGCACGAGGACATGTGTGATCACCACAGGTAAAAACATCACAGACTGCCATGCCTAACTCAGGCCAAGTATGAATGCTGATATGAGATTCAGCAAGTAGGGCAATAGCAGTCACACCTTGAGGATCAAACTTGTGAGATGAAACATCTAACAACGTACTCTTACATAGGTGAGCTGCATGTACTAGTACATTGCGAATGTGAGATTCATCATTTAATAAATTCTCACTACACTCTTTGAGTGTAAATAAAATATGTTTCATTTATTGAATCCATTCAGGTTTTCGTTCTGGCATACGAAGATAATTAGATGCAACCCAAGGTTTGCTGCTAATGTAATTCTTGTAAGCAGTAAAAGTGTCAATGCTTGCGTCATACTTAAATTCATCTGGCATTGCCCTCGCAAACGGAGTTACTTTGTCAAGCTTACCCTTGGGGAACAAGTAATATGCTTCTACTAATGTATTATAACACGAATGTATTTTACCATAGCGCAGCGTATATTCGTCACATAAATTCATACCATGTTTGATTAACCAGTATGCGTTGTTGATAGTTGCTGCAGCCCATTGAGTACAAGGGTGATTACGAAAAGCACCCTTCTCAGTTTTGTATGCAACCCCATCAGTTTTATGCAGAGGACCATAGTTGTGATACCACTTGGAAGCAATGATGCTTAGCATCTGGCAGCACTCTAGTGGCATCTTAACAATGTGCTTGTCAGGTAAGACAATAGCAGATTCTGCAGGAAACGGATGGGTCACAAAGATGTTCATTGTTCAAGTCCAATATAATAAACAAGGTCACGATTATTGTCTCGCCACTCACTCATACCTTTAGCACAGATGCTGAGGGTATAGTCACCGGGCAGGACGACAAGGTTCTCCATCTTGATATTAACAGAGAAGTCACCAGTCGAGTCACCTTGAAACACTTGTTCATATGTGTTGTTGGTTTCATCCTCAGTGTCAATCAGACTAACACGAATGTCAGTGTTGTCACTAGCGATGTTGATATCTTCTAAATCAAGAATATTAGATGCCTTGCGAATACCTTTGATATCAGATTCAGACAAGGAAAACTGAATGTCTGCTCCAGGAAACTTGACATCAGTATTAGGTGCTCGCTTGAGTGTAATCTCTGGATTGCTAAAGTAATACTTAGAATACTTAGAACCACTACGAATGGTTACATACTGTTTGTTGTCAAATTCAAGAATAGGATTTTCAAACAAACTTACAACGTTCAAGAACTCTGACAAATCATAGATAGCAAACTCAGTGGGAAATACCTCAGTACATTTGTACTTTGCTAGGATGTGTTCTAGATTACTGATGGAACGAATCTCGCTACCAGCGCAGACAATAATGGACGGGTTAATTTGTACGAAGTTACCAAGAACTTCAATAGTCTCTCTAGTTAGCAATACTTGGTTCATAATCAAACATCAAAATCTTTTAGTTCGGACAGGGATACACGTTTGTACTCGTTCATCTTAGCATCCTTTTCATCCAACCAGTTGATTAGAAGGAAAGCGTAATGAATTACTTTGAATAGGTCTTTACGATACTGACCTTTGTCTGGTCGGTCAATATATTTTTGTAGATTGCCAGCAATAAATCCTTCACGCCAACGAGGACGGATCTTCTCAATAGTTTGAAGACCATCCTCATCACTGTAGTGTTGGTTATATGTTGCTTTCACATACTCCTCATATTCTTGGAGGAGTTTATCTTCATTAAATTTAAACATCAATTCTGACAGACATACTGTAGATCACTATGATAGCACATTTTGACGTTGCCGTCAAGGTCTTCGACGAACAATTTATGTCCGTCGCCACCTTTAATTTTGACTGCCTTCCCAGTCT